ACTTCTACAGATACTTTAGTTGGTCGAGCAACGACTGATACACTAACAAATAAGACATTAACATTACCAACTATTGACAACATTAAACTTGGTTATACAACTACTGCTACTGCAGCTGGTACAACTACACTAACAGCGTCCAGCAATAGACAACAGCTATTTACTGGAACTTCAACACAAACTATCGTTCTTCCTGTTACTAGCACGCTAACAACAGGTATGAGTTACGAGATTGAAAATAATTCAACTGGTAACTTAACTGTTAACTCATCTGGTGGTAACTTAGTAGTCACTGTTCTTCCAGGAACTACTGCTCATGTTCTCTGTATTGGAACTACATTAACAACTGCAGCAGATTGGGATGCAGACTTTATAGCATGGACTACAACTGCTTCTGTTCAGTTTGGCTCATTTGGTGTTGGAACTGCAGCGTCTGGTACTAGTGGTGAAATTCGTGCTACTAATACTATTACTGCTTATTACTCTGATGATCGTTTGAAGACTCGTACTGGTAATATTGAAAATGCTCTTGAGAAAGTTCTTTCTCTTGATGGTTTCCATTATCATGCAAATGAAACTGCAGTAGCATTGGGTTACGATGCTTCTAAACAAGAAGTTGGTTTATCTGCTCAGCAAGTTCAAGCAGTTTTACCAGAAGTTATTGCACCTGCTCCAATCGATCCACAATACATGACAATGCACTACGAGCGTTTGGTACCATTGTTAGTTGAAGCAATTAAAGAACAACAAAAACAAATTGAAGAACTTAAAGCAAAGTTAGGTAACTAAAATGGCTGTCTCAACAAGATCTGGATTAAAAGAATATGCATTAAGATCACTGGGTGCTCCAGTGCTCGAGATTAATGTGGATGACGATCAAATCGAAGACCGCATTGATGAAGCATTAGACTATTGGAAACTCTATCACTACGAAGGTGTGGAGCAGATTTATCTTAAACAGCAGATTCGTGCTTCTGAGATTGTTCTTACTACTTCCGTTGCTGCAAATTTCCGTTTAGCAGAAAGAATTACTGGAGCAACCTCTGGTGCAACTGCCGAAGTTTGCCAAGAATCTAGTAGAACTTCTTCTGGTACTCTATTACTAGTTAGAAATGTTACTGGAACTTTTACAGCTGGCGAAGCAATTGCTGGTGCTAACTCTGGTACAACTGCAACTACATCTACTATCACACTTCGTGAATACGACAATCGTTACATCGAAGTTCCAGATTATGTTTGGGGTGTTACAAAGATTCTATCTGCTGGTCAAGCATCTTCTTCAAAGAACATTTTTGATTTGCAGTATCAATTAAGATTAAACGACTTGTATGATTTAACATCTACTTCATTAATCTACTACAAGACAGTTATGTCTCATCTGGCTCTACTAGATTTAGAGTTAAATGGTCATCAAGGATTTAGATTTAATCGTTTGAATGGTCGTTTATACCTAGACGCTAACTGGCAAACAGATTTTATTCTTGGCGATTATATTATCGTTCAAGGATATCGTGCAATGGATCCAACAACATGGTCTAAAGTTTATAACGAGCCATGGTTGAAGCACTATGTTACTGCATTGTTTAAAAAACAATGGGCAACTAACATTAAGAAATTCTCTGGCATTCAACTTCCAGGTGGTGTGACTCTGGATGGTGACAAACTTTATGATGAAGCCACTACAGAAATTAAAGAACTAGAAGACGAACTACAGAATAAGTCAGCACCCCTAGATTTCTTCATGGGATAATAGATGCCTACTAATGTTTATTTTACTCATGGTACAAAGAATGAGCAGTACCTAATTGAAGATCTCATTATCGAATCTCTTAAGATTTACGGTAATGAGTTTATGTACATTCCAAGAACATTAGTTTCTAAAGATGAGATTCTTGGTGAAGATCGCCTATCAAAATTTACATCTTCATTTCCTATTGAAATGTACTTTGAGAATGTAGATTCACTTGACGGACAAGGTGCATTTATTCAGAAGTTTGGTCTTATGATGGAGCAGTCAGCTACATTGGTAGTTGCTCGTCGTAGATGGGATCAGTTAGTTGGTCGTTATGGTCAAACAATTATTCCTACTCGTCCATGCGAAGGTGATTTAATTTACTTTCCATTAACTAAGGGTTTGTTTGAAATTAAGTTTGTAAAACATCAAGATCCATTCTATCAACTTGGTAAACTATATGTGTTTAAGTTACAAGTTGAATTGTTCCAGTATGCCTCTGAGAAAATTGATACTGGTATCTCTGAGATTGATGCATTTGAAACCCTCAAGACATTTACAACGAATACTACTAGATCTCCTACAGGTGAAGTCACTTCTATTACAGTGACTAATCAAGGATCTGGATATACTTCTGTACCAACAGTATCATTTACTAGTTCAACTGGAATTGGTGCTGCAGCAACAGCTGTTCGTGGAACTGGTGCAACTGCCAATAAAATTATTCGTATTGATATAACTAATGCAGGAACTGCATATCAAACTGCTCCAGTTATTAGTATTACTGGAGGTGGTGGTACTGGTGCTTTAGCAACTGCTTCTATTGATATTAATATTGATAAGCCAGAATCGTTTGGTGATAACAATAAATTTAAAACACAAGCACAGGATGTATTGTTTAGCGTGACAAATCCATTCGGTGAAATTGATATAGAGAATAATCCATAATGTTAAACAGTAATGTATATTACCATGGAATAATCCGTAAATGCATCGTAGGATTCGGTTCACTATTCAGTGACATCTATATCGATCGTCGTGAAGGTGATTCTGTGACTGGTGCAGTTATTCAAAGATTACAAGTTCCTCTTGCGTATGCTCCAAAAGAAAAATGGATTGTTCGTTTAGACCAAGATCCATCTTTGGAAAATCATGTTTATACTACTCTTCCAAGAATGTCATTTGAGATTATTGGATATAACTATGATCCACAAAGAAAAGTAAATCGTATGCAACAGTTGAAGTGTGGTGATGGTACTGGCTCAGTATCAACCATGTATACTCCTGTTCCATATAACTTAGATCTTTCTTTATACATCCTCACAAAAACTCAAGAGGATGGTCTACAAATCATCGAGCAAATCCTTCCAACATTTACACCTGAGTATACATTATCAATTAATGTAGTTCCAGATATGAATGTTAAAATTGATGTGCCGATTATTTTAAATAGCGTATCAGTTCAAGACGACTATGATGGTGATTTTCAAACTCGTAGATTCGTCACACATAGCCTTAACTTCCAAATGAAGATGAATCTATTTGGACCAATTTCTGGTAAAAATGTTATTGATACTGTCAATGCCAATGTTGGTGACAACGAAGACTTTACTAATCCAAATCGAGTTTATACTGCAGAAGGTGATGTCACTACTGCAACTGTCAATACGGAGAGTTGGTTGGACGGATTTTAATTATGGCACAAGTATATAATTCAAACTCCAATCTTAAAGCAGCTGGGGTTACTGTTGACTTTACACCTGATGATGTAAAAGAGTACATGAAATGTGCAGCAGATCCGATATATTTTATTGAGACCTACTGCTATATTGTTACGCTGGATCATGGTTTAAAACTATTTAAACTCTATAATTGCCAAAAGAATAAAGTCAATATAATCCATAATAATCGTCGTGTGATTCTTATGGAAGGTCGTCAGCAAGGTAAGACAACTACCTCTGCAGCTTACATTCTTTGGTACACGATTTTCCAAGCCAACAAAACTGTGGCTATCCTTGCGAACAAAGCAACTGCTGCTCGTGAGGTTTTAGATCGTTATCAAACAATGTATGAGTTGCTACCAAAGTGGATGCAACAGGGTGTTACTACTTGGAACAAAGGTGACATTGAATTAGAAAATGGTTCAAAGGTATTCACTGCTGCAACAGGTAAGTCTGGTATTCGTGGTAAATCCGTAAACATGTTGTATGTTGACGAAGCAGCGATTATTCCAAACAATGTGGCAGAAGAATTCTTTACTTCAGTTTACCCTACGATTTCTGCTGGTCAGACTACTAAAATTCTACTGTCATCAACTCCGTTGGGTTATAATCATTTCTGGAAGTTTTGGACAGATGCTGAAAAGGGTAGAAATGGATTTGTTAATCTATTCATACCATACTGGGAAATTCCAGGTCGTGATGAAGCATGGGCTGCAGAACAAAAAGCCCAGCTCGGTGAACTTAAATTTACTCAAGAGGTTCTTTGTAACTTCTTGGGTTCTTCTCTCACTCTAGTTAGAGCAGATACAATTTCTAGAATGAGTCCAGATACTATCGTCCACCAGAAAGATGGATTGGATGTATATGTAAACCCACAGGCTGGTCATACTTATTGTATGGTCTGTGATGTGGCTAAGGGTGTTGGTGGGGATTATTCAGCCTTCCAAGTTATTGATATTACAGAGGTTCCTTACAGAATCGTTGCGAAGTATCGTAATAATGAAATCAGTCCGTTGCTTTATCCCAATGTGATTTATAAAGTTGGAAACGAGTATAACCAAGCATTTGTATTATTGGAAATTAACATCTCAGAACAGGTTGCGCACATCCTATATTCTGAGATGGAATATGAAAATATATTGATGGTTACAAGACATGCTATGGGACAAACAGTCTCTGGTGGTTTTGGTGGCGGTAAAACACAGTTGGGTGTTAATACCGATAAAAAGATCAAACGAATTGGGTGTCATAATTTTAAGGCACTCGTTGAAGAAAACAAACTTATTATAAATGACGCTGACACGATTTCTGAAATCTCGACCTTTATCGAGAAAAAAGGTTCGTATGAAGCTGACGAAGGTTATCACGATGACTTGGTAATGCCTCTGGTACTGTTCGGATGGCTTACAACTAACAGTTATTTTAAAGACCTAAATAATGTTAATCTACGAAATATTATGTACGCTAAACAAA